CTGAAGTCTCAAGGAGGGATGCAACTTGATCCTTTAGATCATTCTTCTTTGAACGGAGCTTGGCATTCTCTGCTTCAAGCGCCTTTATTCGTTCCTCGAATTGTTCAGGAACTGGATTGTCATTAGACGCTCCTCCAGAATGGGCTCGCTGGAGGAGGGTCCACTTTGAATGGTTTTGGTTTGCGAATTGCGGAGCAACAACAGCTGTCTCAATTGGCAGAAGCTGTGAAACCAAAGCGGTTGTGGTTGTTGTGGTTGGGGGGGAATTACCTCCGAAGTCAGTGGTGGACTGCTCAGCGATCTCAAGAACTGGTCCAAGTGGAGTTGGCGCAGATAGGCGTCCCTCAAGCAAGGCGAGTTTATTTCTAAACTCTTCTCGCTCAGTGGCGGCTTGTCGACGAGCCTTCTCGTTTTTAGGTAAAGGAACCAAGGGTCGGTACTTAATAATAGTAACCACAGCAGCGGTACTCGGGTGCGTCCCTGCACTATCGAGCACTGTGATGTAGTTTTGCGTACCAGTCGCATTCTGTGACGAGCATGTAAAATTGATAGCCCACCGCTTTCCAGTTTGAGCATACTCGTAGGCGACGTCGGAGTTATTGACAATGACTCCCGATCCAACCGCAGCGATTGTGCTAGAGCTTGTAAGCCCTGCACCACCGCTGGGGGCTGGATAGTACGCAATGAGGTTATAACTCCCCTCATCCCCTGGGGTGATAGCATTAGCTGTACCACCAGGATTGACACCAACCGACGCGACGGCCGGGTCCCCAAAAATAACACTAGCTGGTGCTGAACCAAAAGGCTTAGACTGGCCAGCATCAGCAACCATAAGATATTGAACCACACCTGCATTGAGCGATGGATTGGCAATTGGGTCATAAAACTCAACTCCCCATTCCAACTTCCAGGTGCCATAGGTTGTATTTGCCACAAGAGGTCCATCACAACCAAATAACAATCTACCCTGATAACAATCAAGGAACTCAGATGAATTTTCAACATCTGTAATGTATTTCTGTCCAGGCGAATTCACCATAGCGGATGGTGCAACAGAGAATGAACGATCTCTAAGATCACTGCCACCCATAGCAGGTGTCAGGCATTTGTATGGTAGGTTGGTCAACTCTTGAAGAAGACGAGTACCAGTGCCTGGAAGTTCATCGTTGGGATTTGCCATGTAAACAGCCCACACACGACCCGAAAAGGTCGTTGAGAGCTCAGGCTCCCATACCAATCTGAACTTCGTGAAACGGAACTTTTGATAGAGGGCTGATAAGGCAGCCACTCTAGTCCCGGACAATAAAGCAAGCGGGTTAACATAGTAAGCGCCCAACACTTGAGCAATAGTTGGGGGTGTAGAACCGGTGGAGACCACATAGATGATATCATCACCATTTTCATGAACCTTCTCCTTTCCCATCTTTCCACGCATACCCTTTGCTTTTTCTCTCTTGGCGTAGGACACTGGTATACTAGATCGAGATGGCATGTTTTTAACTGCCATTTTTGCCTTCTTCTTTTGTTTCCTCCCTTTCTTCCCTCCTTTGTGAGGAAGAGGACAATTAGACAATTGAGAGGATTGTGCAGCCTTGGCAGCTGCACGACGAGCCTTCTGATTCTTGGTTAGAGTCATGGTTTTCAACAACGTTGTTTTTGAGTCCATCCCCGATCCGCTCATAACCAAGCCAAAGATTCTCAACTTCATCATCAGTCCATGGTTGACAAAGAGATTCAAACTCCTTTTGCTGAGGAGAGCCAGGTTCGTAAACCTCAATCTTCTGCAGGCCGTCATTCCAAAGATCAAGAACCAGCTGCTTAAACAACCTTCCTTCCGGATTAAAATATGTCAGTATTCTACACGCATTTACACGTGCGAATTGCATTATAGGATCAATACGTCTTTTGGGGCGGCAGAGCATACAGCAAAGCCTTTCAACATTTGCTACAGGAACATAGCAACCATGTCTAGCAGAGTATTTACATTTAAACCCAAGTAGTGTTATACCAACTTGAGATTCACTGACAAAATCATCGGCGACCTTGAGGAGGAACCCGAATTGGCCATAGATTCCCTTCCGAAATTCAAAATCCGTAAGTTCGTGACAATTAGTTGCAGCAACATGATCATCACTATAAAGACGCCAAAGGGCTTCTACTTCTACATGATAAGTACATTTCACCATATACTCAATTGCGTGAGTGATACCACCATGGATCAAGGTGTTATCATCAGTGGTCCTTTTATCACCACTATTCATGCCTCCAGGAAGGAGAATCACTTCTCCTGTGGGCAACAAGACATAGCTTTCAACCATATCAAGATAGGAGTCATGTAACATTTCAGAGAACATGTGCCGATTAAATGCACGCTCACGATTGGTTTCACCTTCTGGACAAAAGAGCAACTCCCTCACGGGAACACAGAAGGCAGTGAAATGATTCATCATGGGTGAAGAGTCCCATTTAGAAGCATCTCCCGCAAATTTATAGCGGTAGAAGGAAAGTGTATCCATTATGCGTGTAAATCCACGATAGAACATAGAGCTGCCGCAAAGCATAAACGACTCCAAGGACGCACCGAGCTTAACAAACAATTTATGCTGAGTTTGTAACAAAACCTGATTCAAATAATGCTGTCGTTTATCAGGTATAATAAAAGTCCTTGGTACATTCTGCATTACCTTCTCCTTAGGTAACAACTCTTCTTTCACAGAAGCCATCCATAGAGTAGGCCACTCAGGCTTCCGGGCGAATTTACGCATTTGGTCCATTAATGCCGGTGTATCTAAAATATCACCAGTATTTTTACAGCCATACATTGTTTTAAAATAATGACCAGCAGAAGCTTTCCGATTCCATTCCATATCTTCCTCCGCGGCAAGTGGACAGGTACCAGCATACGGTTTAAAATAAGCTAGCAATCTTTCTCGTGCATACTGCGTGGGCGCTTCCGGCAAATCAACCGGTGGTTTATCATACCTCAACATAGCATTGAAGCACCCATCATATGTTGGTTGCACCAAAGTGTAGGCGTCTTCGGAAAAGGACAAGCCGAGACCCCTTAGCAATCCAACCATTTTAACATCAAGTGTATTCCTCTCCGGGATACGAGAATTAGAGGTTCGATTAGCAATCCAACCCACATGCTTGATAAACTTGCAACGAGGAAAAGAGGGAACGTTTCGGGGTGGGTTTGAGCAAAGGAACTTGCCCCAGTAGCTCCCCACCTGAGCTACTGTTGAATCTAGTTTAAAGACTCCTTCTTACTCGGAGGAGCGAGTAAGAAGTCCACGAATTCTTGCGAAAAGGACGAAAACACATTGTAAGTCTTAAGATCGCCTACTGTGTGATGAATTCCTATAATCGTCCCTGTTTCAATATCAAAAACAGCGCAACCAGAGAAACCGTGGTCAGTAGAACATGTGTGTTTGTTGAAGCCACCATCAACTTGTGTAATGACCTCACCAAATTGCAAGTACTCTTTCCAGTCTGGATCAACAATTACGGTCCCAACAACAACATTCCTAGGGGGCGTCAAAATCCTCCTTGGCTTTCCAATTTTAGAGACAAGACCGTCATTACGGAACGTAGTAATGTCGTTATGCCTCATCCATTCACGAAGCTTTTCATCTTTCGGCAAAGAGGGCACTAACTTCACCGCTTTAAGACCGTTCTCATCAATAACCTGGATAAAAGTCTCTGCACCCGCACAATGGTCAGCAGTAACAATATAATTGCCAATGCACGAGCACACACCCGATTGTTTCTTCATCTCCTGGTCCAGAAACACCGGTTCAGTGCTATCCAAATAAACACAAGGTTCGAAGAGAGGTTTTCCTTGCACAAGTGACTCTTTAACCTCAATAAACAAGGTTTGGGAAGCTCTATTGTAATTAAACTTCATAGAATTGTAAAGGACACCAAAGTCACCAACCTCAATTATCCACTCTGAACCTTTTGGATAGTCTTTAAGAAACTTTCGAGAGATAAATCGCCACTTCTTTTGTGGATCTTTGGGACAGTGGCGGAAAGAATGATTATTGGCCTTACAGATATGACAAGATTTAGTTTTCTTAAAAGATTGCTCGAAAGGACGGCGAGCAGTAGCAACGGGCGTCAAAGTTTCTTTCTTTGATGGTCCTGCAAGCCATTTCACATAATCAGAATTATCATCAGTAAAAATATAATCGAGCAAATTTGAAATGCGATCCCCTTTAAACTTACTAATAAGGAAACCACAATAACCTTGAACTTTGTCCAAATCATAATTAACCACCTTAAGATCAGGAATAGGGTCGTAGATGGTATAACCATTGGTGTACAGATACTCCATAAACTCAAAGATTTGTAAGCGACCCATTCTACCCAATGATGCTTTCAACAACTCGGGATAATCATGATTATCAACAAAAGTACCAATTATATCATCTTTCAACTCAGAGTGCTTTCTAAGAAATGGTGAGACTTTGTCAGAGATAGTTGTGTAGTAATCCGAGGGCTTCATTCCAACAGGGAGATCCTTGTAATTTTCAGGATCTTTGTCAAACATGTCTACATAATCAGCAATGTCCTTGAGGTGGTGCTTTAAACGGTCACACCCACGACCACTAGCAGTAAAATCCTGCTCAGCTGAACGTAGGAACGATTTCACGACTTTGTCGGGAACAATCCTATCGGCATTCAGTTTTGTAATTATATCCTCAGCAACATTTGCAATTAAATCAAGGTCAATCTCCTCAGTCTTGCCTTTAACTGTATAATCTCTCTGCCATTTCCTTTTACGATCGCGGTAGTTGGCTAAGTCATTAGAGTAGTGGTCTGCAACCTCTGTCCTAATGAATATAAGCTCTTCAGGTGTTGGCCCACCCGAATTTTTAGCATAATAACCAACCCCTTGGGAACGCCCTGAATAAGCAATCTTTTGAGCCTTAGCAAAGGCATTTCTCCATGCCTTCTGCTGAACATGTGGCTTATCAGGGTGGCGCAAATTCCCAACTTTCCCCTTATTATCACCTTTTGCCTCCTTTGTAACATGTTCCCTAGGAACCTCAGGAACATATTTAGGGTCCAGTTTCACCTCTTCAACATTGAGCTCAGACTTAGGGCCATAGCAAGGTACGGTCTCACTAATCACCATAGCTTGAACGTTTTCAACTACAACCGCATTTCCATAAACATCAGTTGCTGCAACATGCAAGGATTCCTTTTCTTTCAGGTCCTTGACAACACCCTTTTCTTTCAGGGCTTGATGCTGCAACATGGCTCTATTTGCAAGCCAATCGCCAAGCTTAAAATTGAAGAGTTTAAACTTTTCTATAATATCATCCTTAAAAATAGCAACCAATCCACCTGCAACAAACCCCAGGACCAACATAATGGTTCCATAAACAGCAGGATTTGTTATAAAGGACTTCGCTGTCTTTTTACATTTAACCCACCACCCCAAAGTGGTATGGGCTAATGCAACATCTTCAGT